GGGGGATTTCACAATCCCGGGTACGTAGTACTACTGATTAAGTAGCGTACGTAGGACAGCGTTCAGCTGTCCCCCATCAACCTGACCCGCAACGGGCCAGATCGCTTGTCCGAAGGCCAACTTAAACGCCGTTGCGTTGCTGAAAGCAACACGTTCGACGTTCAAAAAGCCTCTCAGATCGGACACAGGAGGAACTTCCCAATTAAGGGCAATTCTCCTGATCCAGACGACTCGCCCACCCCTTTGCCGGGGAGTGAGTTCGCCGTCCCGAAACTCGCCTCTAGTAACCGAGATTAACACCCCTAAAGGGTTATATTCGCGGCTACGCTGGCCTCTTGGAACTTGAATGGAGGATTCATGGAGCCTAATGACGTTCCGCTTTGCTACGCACGCTTTATAAACGCGCGAACCTTGGCGGAATTGGCCTTTCGACTTCGGAATCCAACACTCTGGGACCTTGAAACCAGCATCATCAGACTCCCAAGAAGGTATAGGGTTAAACCTAGCTTTCTTGAGCAGGTATTGCGCCGTACTCGGGAGACTAAACCCGTGCACGGTTGCCCATCTGATGAGTTTGTTGAAGGCGACGTAAGTATCTTGCACGCCGTTAAGTCTACGAATGTAGACGGGGCGAACGAAGTGACCATTGTAATAGTCACTCCCGCAAGACTCACGAAACGGTCCTTCCGAGAAGGACTTGTCTGCGTTTACTACAAAGCCCAACAATTCCAAGACTCGGACGACTTGATCGTAGACCTTTCGGACTACAATTATGTCATCTCCGAATACGGAAAAGTTAGGCTCTGGGTTATCTACGCGCTTGCGGGAAATACCCGCTTGCTTGTAGACCGCAGCAACGATGCAGCTAAACAGGGCAGTTTGGAGGGGAAACGTAAAACCGTTACCCATCGTACTTACCATGTTTAGCTCGACGCGTGTACCATCGGGCAACCTAGTATAGGGTGACCGAAGGTCCATGAGAAGGTCGTAAACCCATTTCGGGAGTACGAACCTTAGCATGTCTAGGCTCATAGAATCACTAGCAGATTCCAAGTCGATTGTGCAAAACCGATTCTCATCGGCTTTGCGTTTCTCAACATAGGAAGTAGCTAGAGACTCGACAGAGCCCAGCCGCGCCATCTCACGATTCACATCAGCCACGTTCGACAAGTCAATTCCGAAGAATTGACTCAATCTAGCGCGAATGATGTTACCAAATCCGAGCTGGTACCACATATTAAGTGTGGGCTCAGTACAGATTACACGTGAGATATCGACGTTTTTCGGTACGCAGGATATGCGATTACCTTCTACGACCATAGGGCCTCCCATTGTTCTAAGCCGTTGATTTTCGGCTATCGACCAAGAGGGAAGGTTGCATATGGAACGCCTGTACGATGTGTACAGCTCTAGACTCGTCACCGTTAGTTTAGAGGAAAACATCTTGGTATAGAAGTCTCCTCCTCGGCCGAACAGGTTTGCACCCGGTCCCAAGTCACCGTTGTGAAACAGTGAATCGAAACTTGGCACAAGCAAATCACCTGCTGGATGAAAGAACTGGTCTAAGTACTTTTTTAGGGTACCCAGAACTTCTTCATCCCAAGAATACAGCCGATCAGTGGCGATTTTCCAAGAACCGGCAGCCTTATTGACTGCTAGAAACTTAGATATAGCTTTGGCATCCGCCTCGGGATTAGGGTCTTCATATTTCTTGAAGACGCTTCCTAAGAGCGTTGTTACAGCGATATCCTTCGGATCGAAGAACGGACTTTTTTTGTCCGCAAATTGATCTGATGGAAGGTCTGAGCGAAGGCACGAAAGAAGCACTTGCCGGTTAACGCCGGACATACTGTTCTCCCGTTGAACTGTCTATATGGAATCTCAGGGGTTTAAGAAATGGGGTTGTTAGGCCCTAAATCAAGACTCCCGCGAGGTCAGACACTGGTAGGTTCACGATCCCGTAAAGGGATGCGAGATATCCTAAAAGTGCCCACACCAAGCGTTGGATGAGATCCTTGCTTTGGAAATTCTTCTTCATACAAGACAGTCCCTAAAGGACCGCATTGATGACAGAATCACCAATACCAGCAGAAGTGCTGGAGCAAGCTCCAAAGAGACAGGACAACGCAGCTCGGACGCTCTCCGGGTCGTAAACATCAGCACCAGCCGGGATATCACACGAAAGTGTGAAAATCGCCGTTACTGGTGCCTGGTTTGCGGCAACGTTGACGCCCTTGCGAACAACAATCTTAGAAACGTTTCTAGGAATGTTGCGGATCACCCCGTCAGCTGGATTCGGGACTCCGATGGTCTTTGGGACCGCCGGCCGAAACATAGCTAACGTGAACGGTTGGCTCATTGCATGAACCTCGACACCGGTCTGGGTGCCACCCAAGGCTGTAACAGCAAACTGTTTCGAATGAGAAACAGGTGCCGTGTCGGCAGTGAGTGTGTATGTCGGTGCGGTAAGGCCCGTTTGGGCTGTACCGGTAACCGGGCTACTCGGCGAAAATGCCATTTGTGTTGGCCTCTAAATGGGGTTAACAACGGATGTAACGCTTCGATCAAGAGACTTCCTATCACTAGGTTTAGGTCCCTCTCTAACGTCTCATCCCCCGTAAGTGAACAAGCGCACCGATATTCAGGTATTTCTTGAAATTCCTCCATCCAGGTATTTCTAACTGGAGTGAGGGTACAAGACCTCCTTGAAACTCGGCACGCGAGACCCACTTACGGCGTATAGTTATCGCTGATGGGAAGAAAGCAACCACCTTGCAATGATTTGTATTGGGGTATGCAGTAGGAGTTTTCGGCGAAACCGTCATCCGGGTACCATCCCGAATGAAAAAGTTCCTCGAAGTCCGTGCAATCCAAGCCATATCAGAGCGAGGGAAGGATGCAGCTTCCACTATATCACCAATATTGGTGAAGTAGTCCACTAGAAAGCTGTATGGGATAAATTCCCAGAGAGCTGGTACGAAGTCGCGGACTCTGAAGCCCGCTTCCTCGATCAGATCCGAAGAGAAAGAATTCATACGAACTTTCACTGCCCCGTAATAATGCACTTCATGACGTTCAAAGGTGTGAACCTCTGTACGTATTGTGAAGTTGCTTGCAACAACGGATGTAGGAAACGTAATGGTATGATCGCTGTCGTAACTATCGAACGCATCTATGCGATCGAGAGGTATACGGTCGGCGAACTTATTATACGCTTCCAGTCCATTGCTGATGTCACCAGTGAGCGGGAGCCACCCAAATTGGGCCTCCAGCCAACTGTCAGACAACGCGCGTTGTGCAGCTCGAGACTGTTTTTTAGACAAATCTCGAACACGCACACCGCGTGGATCACGTCCAATCGCTTTCTTAATGCGACGGCGTGCCACAGAGCTGTATTCGTCTACTGACGAACGCAGCGCTCGCGCAGGATTACGGATGGTACGCAGAGTGTCAGCAAGCTCGGCCAGAAAAGTAGCTCCCCGAAAGGAGCCCTGAGCTGAACGAGCGCGCTTAACAAACTGCGCACGAGCACGTGCATCGGCGATCGCACTAGTTAAAGTTGAGGGTACAGGGGGAAGTGACACGTCAGCAAAACCGTCATTGAGATAGCCGGACATCTTTTCGATGAGCCAGCCCTCAATAGGCAGTCCCGCGGGCGCGTTACAAAGTCTCCAGGCTTCACAAAAACCTGCAGATGCTTCAATTTCAACGTCGTTCGCAACGAACGGTGTTGTAGCTGAAAGCCCCTTGATAATACGATGACGCCAATTCGGGAGGTCTTGTTCGGTAAGTATGGTACCGCCTTGGTCCATAGCTGAAGTTGCTTTTGCTGCCGATGGCAGCAGGAAACAACTGGCTATAGAACCTTCGACGGAATAATCCAAACTCCTGTGCAACACTCTCCTAATGGTAGCCATGTATACCTCTACGTTAACAGATGCGCGGCAGATGTCTGCCGCAGTGTGACTGAAGAGCTAGTGAAGCTCCACATCTACACCACAGAGAAGAGGACAAATCATTTGTCCTCCGCATAGCAACCTAAACCTCACGGCAAGGTTGCGTTCTAGTCGAAGATACGTTAGGCGTGAAAGTATGGTGATTAACCATAAATTCAGAGGCTTTACGGATCCTTTGACGTAGCGAAGGGGCCCGAAAGGGCC